CGTCGCGGCCTCGGCCTTGCCCTCGCGCACCGTGGCCGTCAGGATGCCGGTCGCCTTGGCCGCCGATATCGTCGCCGGCCCGTAGGCGTTCATGGCCGAAGTCACAGCGTCCGCGATCGTCGCCGTCTGGCCCAGGCCGGCCGCCGCGCCCTTGGCCGATGCCTCGAGCGCGTCCATCGCGTCCTGCCCGCGCAGACCGGCAGAGGTGACGAAGAAGAGGCCCTCGGCGAGCTCCCGCGGTGCCTTGCCGGTCGCCCCGGCCAGCCGCAGGACCTCCGAGCGCATCGCTCCGACCTTCTCCTCGGAGATCCCCACCAGGCCGACGACGCGGCTTAGGTTGGTCTCGAACTCGGCCGCCATCTTGCCGGAGGCGACGCCGATGGCCGCGAGCGGGAGCGTAATCCCCGCCGTGAGACGGCCGCCGATATCCTTCATCCTCGAGCCGGCGCGATTGACGAGGCGCTCGGCCTGCGAGAGGCCGGCCGCCAGGTCTTTGGTGTTGGCGATTAGGTTGAGCCTAAGCGTCCCTATCGTTGCCACGTTGCCCTCTTACGTCCTTCCCGCCGAAGGCCTTATTAAGCGCCTCGACGATTCGCAGCTGCTGCTCCGGGGTCTGCTCCGGCTGCCTGTCGAACTTAGGCATGAAGTCGATGGGCTTAAACGGCCTCGCTCCTTTTCGGCGATGCACGTTTGCGAACGTCGCCGCGATGATGCCGGCGCGCATGTCCGCGCGTGCTTCTCCGAAAGGCTCAAGCTCCTCATATGCCATCCACTCCGCGAGCTCCATCGCCCCAGTTCTTGCGAGGAGCTCCTTGACGGTGCAGCCCAGACGCGCAGCTAAGCGGAAATAGAAGCGTCGCTCTGGGCGCCGCCTAAATCCGCTGTGAGCTCCTTGACGTCCTTGTCCGAGAGCCCGTTGATGCGCTGTGCGACCGTGAAGAGCCTGTCGACGAGCGCCGCGCCCATCGCCCCGACCACTTGCTCCTCGCCGTCCTTGAACATGCGGTCGCCCTTCTCGTTGGCCAGCGTTTTGACGAGGAGCTTCGCGCGGGCGTCCTTCATGTTGACGTCCGCGTTTTTGCCTCTCATCGTGACGATGCTGGCCTCGAATGCGTCGCGCTCGGTGCCGGTCATCTCGCGTACAAAAACCGGAGCCTTCCCGGCCGCGATCTCGACCTTCTCGAGCTTGAGGACCTTCCCGATCTGGAGCAGGTCCTCCCTGCTCAGCGCTGCGGGCTTCGTTGCTGTCTCGGTCATACCGCCTCCGTGTTACGCCAGGGTCGGCTGACCGGCCACCTTGAACGTGACGCTCGCGCTCAGGAGGTCGTCGACCGGCGCGCTGATCTCGAAGCCGGTGATGATGCAGGGCATGACCCACTTGGTCGTCGGCGAGTCGGGGAAGCTGATCTGCCAGTTTCCCTTGGCCCCGGTCTTGTAGTCGTTGAGCATCCCGCCGCTGGCGTCCTTGTGGGTCGCCTCGGCCGGGATGAAGTTGATCTCCAGCGTGATCTCGCCGCCGTCCCTGAGTCCAGCGATGAACTCGCGGAAGCCGCCGGGGCTCGCCATGTTGCTCGCGTCCAGCGCGTCGGCCGAGAGGCCAGGACCGCTGATGCTCTTGATCTCGGCGATCTTGGTGAACGCCTCCGTCGGTGATGCGCCGTCGCCCCTTTCGAGGTGGGTGTCGAATGCCTTCAATGCTCCAGTCATTTTGCTCTCCTCCTTATGTTTCCCTGTGCGGGATCAGAACGTCCACGATAGTACGAAAAAAATGGGTCTCGTCGTCGTAGGTGTCGATCTCATTCTCGAGGCGCATGCCCATGACCTCGAGCGTGCTGGTGGTCCCGATCGTGCCCTTCTGCGAGCCCTCGATGGCCTTGCGGACCGCGTCGGCGACCTTCTTGGCCTCGAGGTATGATTTGCTCCAACAGCTGATCTCGACGCGGACGTCGGCGACCTGGCTCGGCCCGCCGTGGCTGTAGTAGCGCTCAGCGCTCGCGGTCCGCAGGACGACCTGTGGCATGGTGCCTCGCTGCGGGGCGGTGTTCGGGTAGATGCGGTCTCCCACGAGCGCCGTGAGTCCGGCGTCGGCGTTGAGATGGTCGTAGAGCGCCTCTGGGACGAGCGCCATTAGGCTCCCCCCGCCGCGGCGAGGACCGCGCCCTTAAATCGTGAGATCATAAGGCGCTCGGCCTCGGCCCGCCTGTTGAGAAAAGCGGGCCCCAGGAATGCCTGCTCGCTCATCTTGACGGTCCCGCGCTCGATGAAGAGCCCGTAATATGCCTGGCGCGACGGCCCGACGATGAGCTCGACGTGGTAAGGGCGGTCGACCTTGAACTCATGGCCGATGCTCCGGCGCAGGAATCCTGTCTTGCCGCGGGGCGCCGTCGCCCTGGCCTCTTTGATGAACGGGACCGCGCCGGCCCGGACCGTGGTCTTGAGGATGCCGTTGACCTGCTTGGCGACGCCGCGGAGCTTGCGCTGTATCTCCTCGACGCCGTCGATCGTGACGCGGAAGCGCTTCCCTCGCTGGCTGCCGCTAGGCATCTGGGAGCTCCCTGCACATGAGATGGGTCTCGGCTCGGCGCTCGTTGATGTTGATCACGCGCCGGATATCGAAGGTGCGGCTGTCGTAGAGCACGCGGTCCTTGCTCTTGAGCCCAGGCCGATATCGGATGCGGATGCGGTAGGTGAGCTCGGCATCGACGCGCTGGCTCTCGAAGAACTCATCTCCGCGCAACGGCTCCACAGATCCCCAGACCTCGGCGATATCGCTCCAAGTCTCGACGATCGCGCCGGCCGTGTCCCGGCCCTCGGAGACGCTCTGGAGGAGTACGCGGTGGCGCAGGCGGCCGGCTTCCATCATCCGATTTCCCTCACGCTGTTTGAGGCGATGATGCTCTGGACGGCCATCGGGAGCTCGACGAACTTCCCGCCGACGGCCCTAACGACCGCCTCGCGGTTCTCGTAGAAGTGCGCGGACAGAAATTTGACGGCGTGGACGAGGTCCTGCGGGCAGTTCGCGCCGGCCGCGCCATAGCCGGAAACGTAGCGGATGCGGACGCCGTTGACGGTCTCGAGGTCATCGTCCGGCCACTCCTTGTCTGTCTTGAGGACGATCTGCCCAGGCTCGGTGATCGTGTCGACGGAGTACTCAGAGGCCGCGAAGGCGGTCTCCGCGGCTCCGTCCGGCGTGTAGTTCACGCTGCCGACGCTCTTGAGCGGGGCGAACGGCAGGACGATCGGCCAGCCGCCGGCGGGGAAGGCGTTCAGGTAGGCGTCGACCGTGCGCTCGACAAGGGCGCGGCCGGTGAAGTGCTCGATCTGCCGGCGGGCGGCCTTGATGAGCTCGGTGATGTAGGCGTCGTCGGTCGTGACCTCGACGCGCATGTGGAGCTTCTGCTCGGCCAGGAGGACCGGCTCGGCCGCCGGCTCGGTGAAGATTTTGGTCCTATGGCTGCTTATCATGGCCCCTCCGGCGCTTGCGCTTGGCCTTGCGTCGGCCGCCGGCGTTCTCCGCGGGCGCCGCGACGGCCTCCTCGGGCTGCGGGGCGATCGCCGCCGGCATCTCCTTCTTGCCCACGAAGCGGGCGCAATGAGCGGCGACGAGCTGCGCGGCCTCGGTATCGTCTACGAGGATGATGTCGCCAGGATGGTGCGTGCCGTTCGGTCCGCTGACGATGGTGTAGAGCTCTATTTTTTTCATATCCGAGGGTCTCTCCGCGGGCGAATGACGATCTGAAATCCTGCCATGACAGAAAGGTTCACGGTGCTGGCGAATACCGCTCTAATGCGCAGGTCGGTTCGGCGCGCGAGAGGTGCCCAAGGGTCTAGTGCGATCTTAAAAAGACCGCCGGTCGCTCCTGGATTCGCTGCACCGAAGTTTACCCAGGCGCCGCCGAACGGTCTTGCCTGAATTGCCAAAGTGACGGAACCCGCCACCTCTCCGAGGAGAGAGGTAAAGACTTGTGTGAGCCATGCCTGCTCGACGATATTGTCTCCTACGGTGTAGATCGCCATCTGGCTGCGGCCGGTGTCTGGTCTGATGACCCCGATTGTCACAGGCCCAGGATGACGGACAATAATTTCCCCGACGTTCGATCCTGCGCTCCCCGCCATCCCGACCTGAACGCGGTTAATTCTTAAAAATTGATTTTTCAGCGTTACCGGGGTGACGCCGTCCATCTGGACGATTTCAACGATTGCCCTGTATTCCGCATCGAGTCCGGTGACCTGCACGAATCGTGCTCCGGTCCCGGCCGCGGCGTCGTCCGCGCTGTCTGAGACAATATCCGTAGCAGCCGCAGCTGCGGGGAATGGATAAACACCACCGAGAGGCCAGATGGCCTCTGGGACTGTCGCCTTGTCGACGTCTGGATTCTCACCTACTTGGGTCCAGTCGAGAAACCCGCGATCGCTAAGATTGCCGCTCATCGATCTCCCCCGATCTGGCCGGCGAGGGCGCCGGAGCGCCCCCGCCGACCTTTTCGGATCGGTCTTCTTAGGCCGTGCCCTCGTCCGGCGAGCCGTGGACCTCGCTGGCCGCGACGCCGCCCGGCTGCTCGACCGGCTGCTTGCGCGCGCCGTACTTGATCGCGATGATCCCGTCGATCACCGAGTTGGCCGTTCCGCGGTCGACCACGATGCGGACGTAGCGCTTCTGCGGCCGCTTGATGTCGAGCACCGCCACCGAGTCGTCCTTGGTGTCGTCGAGCTGCGCCAGGGCGCTGCCCTCGAGGTCGGAGTAAGCGTCGGCCACTCCGTCGTCGTCGGACTGCTGCGCCTTGACGTCCACCGTGCCGGTGGCCGTGATGGCTCCCACGGCGACGATGAACATGATGCCCTCGGCGTTGTCTTTGTTGACGCCGTCCGAAAGGACCTGCGTCTGTCCGGCCGCCACCGCCGCCTTGGGGCGGTGGACCTTTACTGCGGGGAGTAGGTTCTCCATGTTTCCAGTTCCTCCTGTCTCCTTGGTCTATCCGCTCCGGCTTAGCTGGCCGCCAGCTGGATGCGAACGAAGGGCTCTCCGAGGACGGGCATGCCGTCGCCCTCGAGCCTGCCGATGAAGCCGGTCTGGTTCTTCTCGGCGTAGAGCTCCACCAGGCGCTGGATTTCGAGGTCCATGCTCCGGGCGATCCAGTAGGCCGAGAAGTCGCCGAACATGCCGACGTACTTCGAGGCCGTGAACGTGTTCGGGACGAACTCGCTCATCAGGACCGGGAAGCCGAGCAGCCGGTCGGGCTGGCCCGCCTGCATGCTCTGCTCCCAGAGGAACTTCCCGTCGTTGTCCTTCAGCTTGGCGATCTGCTTGACCGCTTCGCGGGAGAACAGCCAGCGGGCCCGCGCCCAGTACTGCGCCTTGAGCGCGTACTTGACCTCGAGGAGGTTGTCCTCGCCGATGCCGGTCGTGGTGTTCCCGGTGCTCACGTCGCGGTCGGTGTTGATGCCGTCCGCGCTGGCCGTGAAGAGGCCGAGCGGCTTGCCGGCCCCGTTGCCGGTCATATAGGCCTTCTCGGCCGTGACGGCGAACTTATAGCCGAGCCGCTCGCGCACGAGCGCCTCCGCTCCCTGCGAGGCCAGGCGCAGCAGCTTGTTGCTGACCTTGATGCGCTTGGCGAGCGGGTGAGGCTTGAGCTCCCGCTTGCCGAACTTCATGGCGCTGTCCTCGCTGCCGGTCCCGAGCTCCGTCGTCCAGTCGGAGTCGCTCGGGTCCGCATCGAGCGTCGGCGCTCCGAGGCTCGAGGACTGCGCGAGCGTGTGGACGGTGGCCAGGGCGGCGATGACGACCTGATCGTCGACCGCCTTGATGAGCTCCATGACCATCTGCTGCGGGGCGAGCAGGAAGCCGCCCTTGGTGTCGACGTCGGCCTGGAGGTCGCGGAGCTCCTTGGTGACGTTGCCGGTGCGCAGCCAGGAGCCGAAGGCCTGCCGGTACTCCTTGGTCGCGTGCGGCGCGGCGCGCTCGCCCTCGCCGGCCTCGGGCGCGGGCTTGCCGCCCTCGGGGTTCTCGATCTTGCTGACCTCGGTCTCGAGCTCGGCCAGGCGCTCCTCGCGCTGCAGTTCGCTCTTGAGGGACGTGACGTCGTCCATCATGGCGTTGTAGCGCTGCTCGTCCTCGGTGGCGAGCTTGCCGTCCTTGGCGCCGTCGAGGAGCTTGCGGGCGTCGCCCACGAGCTTGCCCATCTTGCGGCGCAGTTCCAGAATCTTGTTCATGCGGTGATCCTCCTTTACAGAATTTCTGCTTCGATGAGGTCCAGCCGTCGGCGTCGCATCTCCACATCTGAGTGCCCGTTCTCGGGCGGCTCGTCGTCGCCGTCGGAGTGCCCGTTCTCGGGCGGCTCCGTCGGGAGGAGTGCTTGTATCGCTGCGTGCGCTGACCTCAAAACTGCCGTATCCGCTTCGCCGAGTTTGCCGGCCCTGGCGCTGCGGATGGCTGCGGCGAAGGCCTTGGCATCGATGCCGAGGTCCTTGGCCGCGTTGCGGACCTGGACGTCCGTGGCCTCGTAGGCCGGAAAGGTGACCGGGGAAACGTCGAAGAGCCGGACCTCGATGAGCTCCCGGCGCATTTCGCCGTCCTCCTCGTACCAGCGGTCCTTGACCGTGTTGAATCCGAAGCTCATCTGGTCGACGTCGCCGCGCTCGATGCTCTTGGTGAAGTCCCGAGCCCATTGCGCGTCCGGCGGGTCGATCTCAACGGCGAGGCCCTTGTCGTCCTCGCGGAGCGTGAGCGTACCGTTTTTGGTCCGGCCGAGGACGTAGTTCTCGTCGTGGTTCCAGAGGGCGCGGACGTCGCTCTCCCGGATTGTCTTGGAGAATGCGCCCTTCTTGATGGTCTCGCGGAAGCCCATGATCGGGACCGAGAGGCTGTCGAATACCGCGGCGTGTCCGCGGATTTTCGGGCGCTCGCCTTCGGCCGCCTCGACGCGGAGCTCGCTGATCTTGAAGGTCCGGCGCAGGTCCTTCTGGGTTATGTCCGAGCGCATGGGCGCCGGCTCGACGCCGGCCTCGCGGAGGTGGCGCGCCAGGTGATTCCATACTTCACGGCGCTCGTCCTCGGGCACCTCGCCGCGGCTCGTCCCGTTGAGCTCGGCGATCGCGCGGATGATGGCCCGCGTGTTGGCGTCGCCGGGGTCGCCGGCCTCGTCCACGGAATGGTGCAGGAATTTATAGGTCTTGGGATCGCCGGGGTCAGAGATTAGGTCCTCCCAGGCGAAGAGGCGGTGATAGTAGTCCCGGCCCTGCTTGCCGCGGACGCGCTCGAGCTGCGCGTCGTTGTCCCAGTCGACCGACGTCCAGCCGGTGCTGTGCTGCGGAATGGCCTGGCGCCGCTCCGGATCGTTGGCTGGCAGCGCGGCTGGCGGCTCATTGTTGGTGCCGGTTTCTTTGCGCTTCTGGCCATTCTTGGTCTTGGTTTTCATGCCTTCCTCCTCATGCTGGTGCGATGCCGCAGTCGCATCCCTGGTGAAGCGGTGGATGCCCGATGTTGGTGAACGTCGTGAGCGTGTGCGTGGCCCCGGCCGGCAGCAGGCCTTCTCCCTCGGCGACGAATGCGGAGTTAATCTCGACGCTCTTGCCGTTGAGGTTGTCGCAGTACGAGCAATTATCGCCGAATGTGATCCAGCGGATCGTCAGAACGCCGACGCGGCGCCAGACGGCGCGCGTGATGAAGTTCCCTTCCTGCACGGTCTCGCGCTTGGCGACCTTCTCCGGCCGGCGCTCGTCCCATTCGTCGAAGCGCTTGTCGAGCGCGGCGATCGGGTCTCGCTTCTCGGCGACCGCCTTGCGGACGACCTGGCGCAGCTGGCCGTGGCTGCTATCGGCGTACCGCTTCGACATGGCCTCGCCATAGCCGGTCTGGATCGGCTGGATATCGGCCAGGCTGACCGGCTGGTTGCCGACCTCGGTGGCCGCGACTGGAGCGATCGCGTCGCTGAGGCCCTCGATCGCCGGCTGAAATTCGCGCTGCACGAAGGAGCGGTGGTCGATGTAGAAGTCTCCGAGGTAATGCTCGAACTCCTGCGCGTCGCGCTGAGCGAGGAGCTTCTTGGCCTGGCGCATGATGTCGTTGCGCTCGCGCCGGAGGACGCGCGCGGCCGTGGCCTTGAAAATGGGCTCGAAGCTCCGCTGGATGCGCCGGCGGTGCGCCGCGGCCCTGACCTCCTTGGTCTGGCCGGCCGCGCGGCCTTCTAGGTCTGCCGGCGTCGGGGCGGGCTCCGGCTGCGTGCCGGTGTCGGCAGCGGCCGGGGAACCGACCTCGACCATGTTCATGGGCACGAGGTAGCTCTTGCCTTTGCCGTCCGCGAGCGGGTTCATGTTCTCCATCTCGCGGATGTCGTCGGCGCTAAGCCAGCCCCATTGCCGGCCGACGGCATATCCCTCGTTGCGGGTCTTGGTGTCGCCGCGGAGCAGGCCGGCGATGAGGTGCTCGGCGAAGTAGGTTTCGCGCTCGTCATCGGAGAATAGCTTAGTCAGGATTTCCTGTTCCCACCTGATGAGCCACGGCCGGAGCGTGTCGGTGACGTAGTCGATGCTCTGCTGCTCGACGTTCGAGAATGTCGCGCGCTCGAGGTCTCCGAGCTTGTGGGGCGGGATGCGGTAGAGGCGCGCGATCTCGGTGACCTGGAATTTCCGGGTCTGCAGGAATTGCGCGTCCTCGGGCGGGATGCCGATGCGCTCCCACTTCATGCCTTCCTCGAGGATGGTCATCCTCTGGGCGTTGTTGAGGCCCTTGTGGCGCTCGGTCCAGCTATCTTTGATGCGGGCGTAGGCCTTATCGCTCAGCTGGCCGGGGTGCTCAAGGATGCCGCCGGGGTCCGCGCGGTTGCCGAAGAAGGCCGCTCCGTATCGTTCGGTGGCGATGGCGAGGCCCACCGCCTCACGCGCCTCGCCGATCGGGGAGAGGCCCTCAAGCCCGTTGAGGCTGAGCCCGCGGAGGTCGAGTACTCTCTCTTTGGCGAGCAGACGCCTATTGCCGTCGCCGATGCCAGAGCCGACGCTGACGTCATAGACGAGCTCGCCGTCGATGCGGCGCCGCGCGACGCGGGTCGGGGTGATCGGCCAGAGCTCACGGACGCGGCCGCCGCCGTCGCGCACGATCTCGGCGAAGGCGTTGCCGCGCAGGCCGAGGTGCGCCTGCAGTGTCTCGCGCAGCTGCATGGCGGTCATCTCTGGGTTGGGCTGGTGGTGAAGTACTTTGAAGAGCGGGTGATCGGTGGCGCGCTCCTTGCCGCCGGATGAGAGGCGCCGGTATGTGATGAGCGGGAGGGAGGCGACGTCCTCTGAGATGATCTTGATGGCGGCGAGGACCGCGATGCTCCGCGTGGCTGTCTCCTCGCTGACCTGAACGCCGCTCGCGGTGTCCCGGCCTCCTCCGAACCAGTCCACGAGCCAGCGGGCGGGGTCCTTGAGCGTCGTGGTGGAGCCGGAGGATGCTCGGAACATCGAGCGGAGGCGCTCTAAGAATCTCATATCGCCCTCAGCCCTCGCTCATCGTAGACGCTATCATGAGTTCCCCCGTCATGTCTGATCGCTCTGTCGAGCGCCATGATTCCGGCGACGATCCCGTCGATGCGGCTGGTGCTCTTGGCCTTATCCGGCTTCATGTTCTCGGCCGAGTCCATCTTCATCACCACGTTGCTGGCCATCCACCGAAGGATGGCGTGACTGCCGTGGTGGATGCGGCGCTGGAGCGCGAGAGCCAGCAATTCTTTGCTCGGTGCGCTCATCGAGCCGAATCCTTGGCCGAAAGGTATCATTTTAACGCCTTCATCGCAAAGGTCCTGCTGGATTTTTGTCGCGCCCCATCGATCGTATGCGACCTCGCGCACGTCGAAGAACTCGCGCAGAGCGAGGATGTCCTTGATAATAATTTTGTAGTCGATCACGTTCCCCGGCGTCGCCTTCATGAGCCCTTGCTTAACCCAGAGGTCGTAGGGCACGCGGTCCTTCCTGACGCGCTCGCGCATGTTCTCCTCGGGAACCCAGAAAAACGGGAGCCACTTGAAGTCCTCTTTGATCTGGAAGCAGAGGACGAAGGCGGCGATATCGGTCGTGCTGGCGAGGTCGAGCCCGCCGTAGCAGGGCATTCCTTCGAGCTCGCTGGCGACGACGCTGCCGGCCGTGGCGTCCCAGACCGCCATCTTCATCCAGCGCTTGTCCTGCTCGGTCCATTGGTTCAGGTGCAGGCGCCGGAAGGCGTTCTCGAATCCCGGCAGCTGCTTGGCCTTCTCGCATTTTGCGGCGAGGTATTCCTCTGTCACGGAGATCCCCATGTTCGGGTTTGCCTTGCGCCATTCCTTCGGGTCCGTCCAGTCGACCTCGCCGTCCTCGCGGTCCTCGGGCCCTGGGTCCGGGAAAATGACGGGGAGGAAGGCGTCGTCGACGATCTGCCTGCGGAGCACCTTGATGGCGTAGTCGTGGAGCTCCCAACAGATCGAGTTTCGGTCAAATCCGGCCGTGGTGATGATGAAGAGGATCGGCTGCCGCCGGCTCCCGGTCGAGGTGTCGAGGACGTCATATAGCTCCCGGTTTTTCTGCGCGTGGAATTCGTCGAGGATGACGCCGTGGGCGTTGAGGCCGTCCTTGTTCTTGGTGTCGCCGCTGATGACGCGGTAGACGCTCTCGGTGGTCGGATAAACGATCGAGCTGCGGTATTTCTTGGTCCGGCGCCGGAGCTCGCGCGATCGTTGGCGCATGGCGACGGCCCGCTCGAACACGATGCGCGCCTGGAGCGCGTCGACCGCGCCGCCGTAGACCTCGCCTCCCGGCTCGCCGTCGGCCGTGGTCAGGTAGAGCGCGACGCCGGCTGCGAGCTCGCTCTTTCCGTTCTTGCGGGGCACCTCGACGTATGCGGTGTTGAATCGCCGGAGGCCGTTTTTGCGCTTCCAGCCGAAGAGCGGCCGGATAATGCTGTCTCGCTGCCAGGGCTGGAGCTTGAACGGGCGGCCGGCCCATTGGCCGGTGCTGTGGACTAGGAAATTCTCGAAGAACGAGAGGGCGTGCTTTGATGCTCTCTCGTCAAAATAGAAACCGAGCCGCTTCAGACGCGCGGCTTCACTCTCCGGCTTAGGCTTCGGCTTCTCTTTGACGCTTTGGTTCATCCACTCCTTTCCTGTCCCAGTTGAAGAAGTCATCCGGCGATCCGCTGTCGCCGGCCTGCTCGCTCTCGACAGCGATCCGGCTCCGGCCGCTCGGCGTCAGACCGAACTCCGCGGCGAGCCTGGCCACCTGGTCGCCGTATCGGCGCGCGATCGTGACGTGCGGCGTGGTCTGGATGTAGCCCGCCGGCGTCTGGAACACAAGGCCGGTCTTGTCGATGACCGCCTCGGCCTCTCTCCAGCGCGCGTAGGCCTTGCAGTAGATTTCGAGCGCCGCGCGGTCGGCGAAGCTGTATATCCCCATCGCGCTGAGGATCGGGACGACGCGGTTCCATTCCTCGAGCGCCGCTCCGGTGAGCCAGGTGGACGCCGTAGGGTCGCCCGCCGGCGGCTTGGGCTCGACCTTGATCTTCCGTTTGCCGGGGTTCCCAGTCCTGCGCTTGATGGCGGCGGGCTTGGGTTTGCGGCCGCGCATTATTTGCAGACCTCGCCGAGGCCGCCGCGGTTGATGCAGTAGCGGTCCAGCGGCGAGATGCGGCGCTCGGCGCTCGGTCCGCAGCCGGAAAGCAGGAGGATTGCGACCGGGAGGACTGCAATGGCGAATAATACCGCGAATCCCGCGACTTCTGACCCCCGAAATTGTTTT